TTTATGCACAATGATGTGGTATGTGAAAGGTTGTGAATTATGTGAAAGATGAATTTATAAACAAATGCATGGCATTACTGGTTAAAGATTTAGAGCCTGAACAATTAGTGAAAGTTAGAGGAATACTATATATAGCACTTGAAGGTTCTGAAATTATTGAATGCAAAAATGAAGTATCAACCTATGTTAGCAATGATGACGATTTAATAAAAATGTTTTTAGTTAGTAAGAAAATTGACGGTTGCAGTGATAGAACAATCAAGTTTTATGCGTACACTCTTAATACATGGCTTCATGAATATATTAAAAAGAGTGTTGTTGATTTTACAAAAGATGACATACGTATGCATTTTGCAAAACGTATGCTCGATTATCCTGAATTAAAGAAAACGTCATTAAATAATGAAAGACGTAATTTTTCATCGTTTTTTACATGGCTTGTCGAAAATGACTATATAAGAAGCAATCCAATGTGTGCAGTTAAGAAAATAAAAGAAGACAAAAATATAAGAAAGCCATTCACTGAATTAGAAATTGAAATGATGCGTGATGAACTTAACAAGCAAAAAAATAAATCAAATAAAGGAACAACAAAATATAAAAGAACAATCAGAGATATTGCTCTATTTGAAGTTCTTTTATCAACTGGATGCAGAGCAGGAGAAATCACAGGCGCTAAGTTATGTGATCTAAATTTGGAAAAGCGAGAAATGAAAGTTGTTGGTAAAGGCAATAAAGAACGAGTTTGTTATTTAAATGTTAGAAGCGCAATGAAATTAAAAGAATATTTGAATTATCGAAACAAAGATAGTGAATATATATTCACTCCAGTTCTCACATCAGATTTAGAAAAAATTAATGTTAGTTGTTTGGAAGTAATGATAAGAAATTTAGGAAAAAAACTAGGCATTGAAGCATATCCTCATAAATTTAGAAGAACCGCTGCAACAATCGCGTTGAATAAAGGAATGCCAATTGAGGAAGTACAAATTATGTTAGGACATGAGCAAATTGATACAACATTGATTTATGCCAAAGTTAAAAATTCAAATGTTAAATCTAGTCATGAAAAATATATGCAATAAAGAAAGGAGCATAAAAATGGACCCAAAACAAAAAGCAGTTGAAAATGTGAAATCATATCTCGATAAAAGAGTCGAAAAAAACAATCATAAGTTATTGGATTATCGAGACAGAGAAACAGTGTACGGTTTTCGTTATGAAAACAAAAAAGATGTGATTCATGCAGAGAATGAATTCATTGATAACCTTTTACGAGGTGATGCAGCAGCACAATTTAATGACGACAGACTAGAAAAACTTCAAAGCAAAGTTAATAGACTATTAGGCGAATTGGAAGAACTCCAAGCGTATAAAATGGTTGACCGCCGTTTAATTGAAATTGCAATTCAGAAAAGTGGGATTTTAAATGATGGAAAGTTTTAAACATTGTGTAACCGCATTTGATATTTATTTTAGTGAAACACATGAATTTTGGTTTAGTACCGACAGGAAGTTTGCCAACAATGACAATGTGTATAGATATAATTTCAATTTTATTAACAAAGAAAAAGATAAAAAGACAATCATAGTTGTTTATAGATTCAAAACGTTAACTGATTCTGAAATAGAATATTTTGCTGAACAAATAAAAAAAGACTTCAAATTAGAAGGATATGATCTAAAACGTGTATCAAAGAAAGGAATGATGTAAATGGACTTACAAACAGTGTTTATTAATTGCTTGTATCTATTAGGTGTAGCAATTGTTGTATCAGTAATTGTATATACAGTACTTTATACAACACGTGATATTTGGTATGAAAGCACATTAAGAAAGCATCAAAGAGAGGTGACTGAATATTTTAGAGAAGGTTGTAAGCAAGCTTATAAAGAATTACATAGAGGTGATAAAAATGAGTAAATGTAATAAATGCAAATATGAATATTTGTCAAGCATTGAAGAACCTTGTGCAAATTGTAAAGGAACATGCAAACGCGATACTATGGCATATTTAAAGGCAAAAGATTGTTTCAAACCAAAAGAAAAAGAACATTCATCAAATTGTACAATATCATGCAAAGAAGGTAATAAAGATTTCACTAATGAAGATTATGGATTTAAAGAGATTTCAAAAGATGAAGTTGACATGGTGAATCATCCTCAACACTATCAACACGGTATTGAGCCAATTGATTATATTGAATCACATAACCTTAATTTTAATTTAGGAAATGTAATCAAATATGTATCACGTGCTCCATTTAAAGGAACAGAGTTGGAAGATTTAAAAAAAGCTAAATGGTATTTAGAAAGAGAGATAAAGAAACATGAACGTTAAAGATATTGAATTGATTAGAAAAATGTTAAAAATGCAAGCAAAGCTAGATGAAGCCATCATGAAAGAATATGGGTTAATTTGTATTTATGAAGAGAATTTGAGCTTTGCAATCCTAGATGAAGTAGGCGAATTAACTCACGAATTAAAAGCTAATTGGTGTTGGTGGAAGAAAACGCAAGCACCTGTTGATGAAAAAAAAGTTCTAGGAGAATTAGTTGATATTTGGCATTTTGTGTTAAGTTGGCAAAACAACCATAATGGTGGTGAAGAAGGATTGTTAACAGATGATGAATTAATGGAAAAGGTTGACGACAATCGGTGGTCAATCGAAGAATACGGAAAAGGTATTGTTATAAAATTAGCGGATTTATCATATTCTCCGTTGTGGAAAGTAGAACCATTAATCGCAATAACAGAATACTTAGGCTTCACAGTTGAACAAGTGTATTCTGCATATTGTGATAAGAATAAGATAAATTATCAAAGATTGAAAGAAGGTTATTAGGATGACATTAAGAGATATATTAATTTTAATAGGCGAAAATAATTTAGTTGATGTAACAATTAATTATAGTAATGAATTATTGAGTACAGTTAGTGGAAACCCTAGCGAACTTTTAAAAGATTTAGAAAATGATGAATTAAAAAAAGAAATACATGGAATTAACGCATTGGATGAAGATTATTTAGAAATTTATTTATTAGTGTGACAAAAGATAAGGAGAAATAGATTATGTGGATTAGAGGTCAAAACAAATTAACGTTACAAAATGTTAATCGTCTTGTAATTGAGCAATTTGAAATTGGAATATACATTGTAGGGAATGGTTGTACATTAGGAATATATTCAACCAAAGAAAAAGCTTTAAAAGTATTGGATGAAATACAAACTTGTATTATGACTGAGCATCAGTTTTATACCGAGGATGTGAATTGTATTGGTAAATATTTCACAAAAGAATATAAAGAAATTTATCAAATGTCACAAGATGAGGAAGTTGAACTATGATTCCAAAAGAGATAAGAGAGAAAATTGAACAAAAGCTAAAAATTGATAAAGAAATCAAAGAATGGCTTAGTGAAAATTCTTGCGTGCAATATGGTGAAATCCTTTGGGAATACGCAGAGATTGTCGATAAACCTAAAGGAACGGAGCAGGATAATGGAGAATATTGTAGCCAAAGCACAGATGGTTATGACAGTTATTGGGGACATTATTACTATCCATTAGACAATGGTAAGTATTTGAAAGTTTATTATGAGTGTTAAGAGGTGGAAGAATGACAGAAAAGATGAAGATGATTAAATTTTGTCCTGATTTAACTTCAAAAGAAGAAGTTGTACCAATTACGATTGGCACAGGAACATTTACAAGACCAGTACTACATAAATGCTTACAAAATAAATGTGTAGCGTATAAGTTTGGCGAATGTTTAAAATACGATAATTGTACGGAATATTATTTAGAAAAAGATGATACAAAGGAGAAAGAAAATGAATAAATATCAAAAAGCATTAGATAGAATTGTGAGCACAATCATAGAAGAAGAAGCAGACGGATATTGGCAACCAAGAACCGCAGGAGATTTCTGTTGGGAATCAAGAGAAATTTTGCAAGAATTAGTTAATAAAGCAGATTCATTTGAATGGATTCCTGTTTCTAAAAAGCTTCCAGATGAGCATGATAGCATCTTTGCTAAATTGTATGAAACAGATGTAGTGAACGATATGCTTTGGAGAACGCGATCAAAAGAGGTGCTTGTGACTATTGAATATGAAAATGGTGAAAGAACTGTTAAATCATCACATACAACTGATGGCAAATGGTGGATAGAAAAGGAAACTACATTAAGTAAATTTAAAGTTATAGCTTGGATGCCAATGCCTGAACCTTATAAGGAGAATGAAAATGATTGAAGAAAGAATTGACAAGTTGATTAAAGAGTATCAAGAGGGAATCGAGGATAATTGTCAAATAATCGAAAATTGTAGAGATACATTAATTAGAAAATTAAATTGTGGTCTTGATGATTACATTCTATCAAGTGCCAATAAAATTGTGAAAAAAAGAAAAGAAAACGAGTATTTCAGAACATTTATTGAATTACTAAATTATGTGAAGGGAGAAGAAAGAAAATGAATGAATACCAATATGCGTTCGATAAACTGTTAACTCTAGATTCTCCTGATGTTGAACAAATTGAACAATTGGAAGTGCGTGGCGCAGACTATTATCACGAGTTACTTGATACTTTACATGATCTGGTCGAAAAAGAAACGGCAACAACACCTGATATTGAAGGTGATGGATATTACAAAGGAGAACTTGTATATGATACATGGATTTGTCCTCGGTGTGGCACTAGATATGAAATCGGTTATGACGAATATGAGTATTGTCCGAAGTGTGGCCAACACATTGATTTAGATAGCTTAGAACAAGAATGTGAGGATACAGAGGATGAAGAATAAAATTGAATGTGAAAAAGCAGTTGGTGAAATTTGCGAAATGTGTTTTGAAAAGCACGAGTTAGAATATGGGCACCAACCTGTCAATTGTGCTTTTCGCGAATTTGACAACGAAGATTGTCCGACTGTTAAGGTATTAAAAGATTTAATACAAGAGCATTTTGATGGAAAGGATGATGAGATTTAATGGCAACAAAAGAAGAATACATAAAAGCGTTAAATGGAATGGAAGAAGTATATGACAACTTGGATGGTTGTATGAGTGCAATGAACATGTTCAAAGAAGGCGTAAATTTACTAACCGGATTAATAAATGAACATTTTGAAGAAAAGTCAGAAACTAATTACGAACATT